TTCATTAAGTCTGCTTGTTCCATTTTACTGCCTCCTGTTAGTTTAAGTTATACTTTTGTATTGCTTTTTGAATACTATCATTGTACTTTTCAATGATGTAGCCAATATTGTTGTTTACTGCTGGATTTAAATAAGGTCTTGCTTCTCTATTCTTTGCTGGCCAACCATATTCAATTACTCCTGCATAAGGTACTGCTGTACTGCCTGCTAGTATTTGTGCCTTCTCTGCTGATGGATTACCAACAACAGATGAGGCCAAAGCACCAGTTAGTATTGGTGCCAAGGCAGAGGCTTTTTTAGATAGAGTTGTACTTAGTTCTTTATTAAGTTCTAAGTTTGATTCTAAATCTCTACCAAGTTTTTTAAGTGAGTCTAAGACTTCCTTAACTCCAGTGATAGATATATTTGCCTCTGCCATGACTACTACTAGTTAGGAATTTACTCGTGTTGGCTTGCCATCAAGAATGATGTTCAAGTCATATACAAAATAATCTCCTGCTGCTCCACCAAGATCAGGGATTGTCTCCGCATATCCTGTTGCTGTGAAGTGTGGCTGTGCAGTTGTTGCAACTGCGTTGCCGTGTGGTGCGTACTCGATTGTAAGTGGTAGTCCTGGTGTATCAAACAACTCAGTCCATAGGGCTGATGCTGCTGTATCCTGGAAACCAGTTACTGCACAAGTGTAATCAAGTGAGTCTGTGTAATCTCCAAAACCTAGTGTTCCAACTGCAGATGAGAATGTTACATTGCTCACTCCGCCTGAATACTCTGTTCCGTTGACTTCAAAGACGATTGTTTTACCTTTAATTCTTGACATATCAATTTCCTCCTTCAATGTCTATTGAAATATTTATGTTTGTTGCTAAAAACCTAGATCCGTTTACCTCTTGGATAAATGGTTTGTCTACGGTTAATGTTCTTGCTGTGGTGTATTCCCAAATTGCAGGGATAAGAGTATCAAGTGTGTCATCAAGATTTTCTGTTTCTGTTTCATTAGTTGCATACGGTACTAAAATAAGTACTTTCCAATTAGAAGCATAGTCTGCCTCATATTGGTTTGCATATACAGTAATGAACTCAGTATCAGGTTCCATAATCGCACAAAGTGGATTAGGTCTTGCTGGTACAAACTTATAAACCTTTGAGATACCACCAAGAATGATGGCACTTTCTAGTTCTGCTCTTACTGTTGCTAGATTCATCCGAATCTCACCATGTACCTGTTAAGTAAAGGATACACACCAACGAGTGGGTCTCTTGCAGTATTTAATGGCGCACCATCATAAGTTGCATATTGAGCCACACCCATTGGTGCGTTACGACGATTAAATAGTTCTGAACCAACCTCAAGATAGCAACGCTTCAATACACCTACAGGAACTTTGGTAGATGCAATATAACTTGCAACCAAATCCTTTGATGTATCCCAGCATTCTTCTACATAGGCATCATCAGTGCTTGACGCACCTACATATGCTTTTAAGTCTGTCCAGTCCATAATCTTCTCCTATTAACTAATTAGTCTAGTGGGTTAGCAACCTTAACCATTGCCTTTGGATCCAAAGATGCAATTGCTGCATATCCGTAAACTGACATTGTGTTGGTTAGGTTTGTGATATCTGCATCAGTCAAGCGAAGTGGTGCTCCTGCTGATTCAAATGTTGTTACTGCTGATGAGTTACCTACAAATAGAGAACCGTTAGCAAGTGATGGGTCAAGTACAACTGGTAGACCAAGGATTGAACCTGTTAGGCCTACTGGGTTGATTGAACCGAATGTGTTAACTGTTGCGCCAGCGTTACCAAGTAGTGGACGGTTTGAACCATCTGTTACCTTTGCAACTGCCTTGAATACATCTGCTGAGCAAAGAATAAATTCTAGTGCCTTGCCTGTGTCTCCGTTTACCTTGATAGCGCAATCTGCAAGAACCTCAAGAATGTGGTCTGCATCCCATGCTGCAAGAGATGAGTTATTAAAGCCTGCTGCTGTGCCTAGGTGTGTACGAGCAGCAGCGTTTGTAACTGCAGCGTACTTTGCAACCATTGCACGGAATGCAGCGTCTACATAGTTTACAGATGAACGCTCAACGAGTTGGCGTGACATGTTTGTGTATCCACCGAATGTCTTGATTGGTGAAGTTGCTGAAGTGATTTCAATTGCACCGTATGCAAGTGTATCTCCTTCTGCAGCCTGTACATCAACATCCATGTCGTTTGTTACACGAACTGGATATTCAACATTGTTTCCATCTGCTGGAAGTCCTGCTGAAGAAAGTGCTGTCCAAGTTGGACGGCCTGCGTTAAGAACCTGAATTACATCTGTAACCCATGCGTTCTTCATAATTGTATCTGCTGTTGTTGGGCCTGTGAATTCACGGTGTGCTTCTACATCGCCTGATGCTACAGCCTTAACATATTCTCCGAATGAACGGAACTTTGGTGCTGAAGTTGCTGCTGTCTTATCTGATGTAATAACATCTAGACGACGCTCCAACTCTTCTGCGTGATTACGAACTTCTTCAATTGCTGAAGTGTAATCAGGTGTTGTGTTTTCCATGGATATTTCCTCCTGATTGGTTTCTTCTCTGACTGAAAGTACTTCAGCCTTGTCGTATGCAGGAAAAGCCACTAAAGATACTTCTTTAAGGTCAACCTTTTTACGAATTATTGTATTTCCATCTTTAACATCTGTTACTGGAATGAATCCAACTGAGAAAGAACGGATTGCTCCATCCTTAACTAAGTTAAGTGTTTCATTTCCAAGTGATGTCTCTGAAATCTTTGCGGTTATGTTTAAACCGTTTTCGTCTTCAGACATATTTGTGACAACTCCAATAATATCTTTGTGGTCACGGAACAATTTAACATTAGCGTTAAGGTCAACTGCACCAGGTGCAAACTTTTCCTTCATTCCTCCGCCAATATCAATTGTGTCATTAAAGGGAACGGCAACACCAGAAACTTCACGAGTCTCTGAGTTGGATTCTCTAATTTCAAAATCTCTTGTAATCATATTTGTCATAGTCATTACTCCATTTTAGGCCATAGGTTGATTAGGATCAACCGCAACCTGTTGTGTTATTTCTGACATGCCTTCCATCTCACGGACTTCAGGAACTGTCAAGAAACGATTTGTCAAACCAATAGCATAGGACTCATATCTTGTTTTAACATTTGGACGAAGGAACTCTGTTAAATTAAATTCCGCATACTGACCTCTTGGAAGAAGATCAGTGATAGCCTGCTGGATACGAACAATATATTGCTGCAATCCATCTTCAAATAACTTTGCTCTGTCTTCGTTACCGTTGACATAAGTCATGCCCTGTCCTTCAATACCCATTCCTAAGTACATTGTTGGAACACCAAACATCATACATATTTGGCGTGTAATGAACTTCTGATTTTCTAGGAATTGTGCCTGCTCAGGATTAAGTGTAATTGAGTCATACTTCAGACCTGATGAAAGGACAGCAATACTTCTTTCTTGCTGAGATGCAACAAAGGCTTCTTTGTTTTGTCTAGCCACATCTGCAGAAAGAAATTCTGATGTTGTTAATGTACCTGTTGGTACTGCTGCTGTTCTAAACCAGTTGTCTGCATAGTTTTGCAAATCAAGTGCTGAACGCAATATTGAACGGTGGCGTTGTAATGGGCCTTCACCAATTAATGATGCTGAACTTGGGTTGCTCCATAGTTTAAGATGTTTAATATCTTGTGCTGAATAATTTTTTCCATTGTATGAGTAAATAATTCTACCTGTGTTATCAGTCAAGACGCTAACATCTTGTGGATGAAGGTTTGTTATATTTACAATTCCTCTTGGCCCACGCTTAATATACCAAAAAGCATTTCCATAAGTTGCCATATGAATTAATGTTGTTCCAAGCCATTCTGATTGAGAAATTTGATTCTCAAGGTCTGGTGTTTCTAACCAAAGTGGTGTTGGCAATGCTGTATTACCTCTGTAAACATTTACAGGTATCTGCATAATTGCAGTTTCTAATACTGATGTGGCACGAGACACAGCAACAAGGCTAAGAGCAGTGGTTGGTGTTACTACACTTGCTTCTCTTATTGGTGCAGTGTTTGCTACTCCACGATTCTCTGTATCAGGAACAAACATTGGTTCTATTTGGTAACCAAGTCTGCTGATTAATCTATCTCTAAGTGCCATTTGTTTCTCCTCAATGAACCATCTGCTGTGGTTTTATTTGTGTCTCCACATACCAGACAGCCAATACTGTTGCTACTGCTGCATCTATTTCAGTTCCGCTATCTTTACGGGCTATTCGCCATGATTCCCCGCTATTCTTGCGTACTGCTCGTTGCATTTGTAAGGAAACTATATCATCTTGTGGATGAATTAACTCCTTTTTCATAATTCTACTGTATGTGTTGTTTGACGCAGAGATCATATCTTTATTACTAGTCATCTGCACTCTATATCCTTTTTGTTTTAGGGCACCACCTAAGTCATCTAATATATTTCCATCCATGATAAATGGTT